AAGCCGCTTGGCTTCCCCTTCCGAAATTTCGCGAACGTCGCCAATATTGCGCGACGGGCCGGAAAATACGGCCATCGACTGCAGAAATTTCACGCTTACAAGTTTGTCTGCCATTTGAGTCCCTTTCGTTTGAAAAGCAAAAGCCGCCGGCGAGACTATCCCGCCGGCGGTATTAGCGAGCCTTTAGGCGGCGGCCATCGTAAGAACTTTAATCGCCGCCGTGTTCAAAACGCGGCCGTCATAACGGCCGAATGACATAAAGCCCAATTGGCCCTTATCCATGTACTTTTCGCGGAACACGAAAAGCGCATTTGAACCGACACGCCGAACAATGAATTTACTCAACAGGCCGAACACGATTGGCTTCGTACCGGCGGCCGGGTCGGCCATGCTCGGGTTAATGTAGTAAGGCATATCTAGAAGCGTTCCAGGCGTGCCGAGCGCCATGTCGGGACGTTGCCAGATATAGCGCCCTTCAAGGTCTTTCAGCTTGCGAAGGCCCTTTAGAACCGTGTCGTTAAACATCCAGCCGCAACCAGGCATATTCCGGTAAGCCGAGTTAACCGTATGCTGCAGGTCGATAAGTTCGTCGCTTGTGAGCGCGGCAACGGCCGCGGCAGTGACGCCGGCGCCGGCGCCGGTAACAATGCCTTGCGGTTGTCCCGAGCCCGTGCCGGTCGTCAGCTTGTCGTTAAGCGTGCGCGCCATGCGTTCGCCGAAAAGTTCAGGAATAACGCGCTTTTCAAAGTCGAAAGCCGAGTCGGTCAAAAGCTGCAGCGGAACGCGCATGATTTCGCTGTTATGCATGAACGCCGAAAGCGTCTTTTCGCCGAAAACGAAGTCGTTTCCGCCGTCGTCAGTGATCGACGCGTTTTCCGCGACTTGCTCGCCGCGCGACGCCGTGTCGTCGACGGCCGGATAAGGCAGAGTATTGCCCGAGTCAGTTTGCAAAAGGTCGATAACGTCCGGGCGAAGCATAGGGCCCCAGGCGGCCATTGTCTTTTCAATGGTCGGGACAAAGCCTTGCGGGACGGTATAACCGCCGGCGGCGTCGGTGCCGGCCGCAAGCGCGCGTTCCTCGCGTGGCAGATTGCGAAGCGGAATCAGGCCGTTATTTTCGTTAAAAACGGCGCGTTCCTCGGCGTCCAGGCCGCCAATGCCATAAGCAAGAGCCGCGTTGAACACTTGGCGATAATCCGGCAGGTCGTCGCCGCCTTGTTGGGAGCCGAGGCCGTCGCCGAGGTTCGGCCGGCGGTCGCGCTGGTCGGTGCGGTGATCGTCGGCGGCGCGCTGGTCGAGATTGCGCGAGACTGAGTCAAGGCGTTCCAGGCGGCGAATATCGGCTTCGATAACGTCTAAGCTTTCGAACATGCGGTCGACTTCGTCGCCAATGCGTGCGCGTTCCTCGGGAGTCGAAGCGGCGAGCGCCTCGTCGTTTTTAGCTTTCGCGGCTTCGTGAACGCGGGCTAGTTCTTCCCGCTTTTCTTTAAGAAGGCTCATTAGGTGACTCCATTTTGAGCGATGGCCAAAGGGCCGGGTTTATCGGTCGCGGGATCGCTTGCCGATTTGTCGGGCCATCAGGCCCAACTGATTTTTACGCCACAACGCGCGCGCTTCGAGCGCCTGCACGGCCGGCGCGTCGCCGCGCTCGGCGCGGAAAGCTTCAAGACTGCGCAAAGCAATGTCGGTGCCCGCATAGGCGGGCTCGGGCACGATAGACACGTCGTAAAGGCGGCCGACGCTGATAATTTCGCGCAATTCGGTTTCCTCGTCGCCCTTGTCGACCCAACGTTGTTCGCCGTCAGGCCGTATCGTGAAACCGAAAGACATTTTTGTAAGGTCGCCGCGCTTCATTTTCGGAACAATGCGCGCGACGTCCGGGTCGCTCGCGTCTAGTTCGGTTTCCATGCGCAAGCCTTTGTCGTCTTGCGTCAGGCGAAGCGTTCCGGAGGCGACGCGCGCTAAAGGCAAGTCGCGGTGCCCGATTAGAAATTGCGCGTCGTCGCCGCGTTCCAGGGCCGCCGTAAAGGCGCCAGGCCGCACGACTTCGCGAAAATATCCGCCAATGTCGGCAATCTCATTGAACACTGACGCATAACCCGAAACTTTGACGGAATCGCCGCTAACTTCCGCGCGGAATTCGGCAAGTTCGGAACGCAAGGTGCGAACCTCATGCGCCGGCGCGCGGGCCGGGTCGTCAATCGTTTTCGACATGGTCAATTTTCCTTTTTTCCCACCAGTGCGCTTGCCCGACGTCCAGGCTTCGAACGGCGCTCGGGTTTGCGCGCACATATGATTTAAGCGCCTCGGCCGCGTGCCGGTGTTCCGTAACGCATTGCAAAAACGCGATTGCGCGGTCGCGGTCGCGGGCCATCAAATAGCCGGCCGACGTCTTGCCGGCCGCTTCAAGTTGCTTCCCGTATCCGGTTAACGCCGTGACCATAGACGCCAAAATAAAAAGCTGATCTTGCATCGGGTAAATTGCCGCGACGCGCCGCTCGGCCTCGCGATCTATCCTTGCAATCTTTCTTTCAACCGACAGCGCCGACGGGCCGGCGACGAATTCGACCATTACTTCGACTTAGGCGCGGCAACCGGCGCCGGCGATGGCGCCGGGTTTGTTTTGCCGGGTGCGGCGTCTTTCTGATTTTTTAGCGGAACCGTGGCGCCCTGAATCATAAGGTCATCGCCGCCCGTTAGCGCCGGCCGGTTGTCCAGCTTGCGCGCTTCGTTTGGCGTCAGGATTCCATTTTGAACGCCGGTTGAAATCCCGTCCATTCGCGTTTTAAAGTCGCCGCGCAACAGTCCGTCGACGTTGTGTTCGAAATACTTCATTGTTCGCTTGCGGCCATTGTCGCGGCCAAAAAGTTTCAGGTTTAGTTCGGCCTCGATTTGAGCGGTCCAACGCAAAATGACGTGTTTCGTTAAGTGCAAATCTTGTTGTTCGGTATTCGAAAACGTGCCGTGCGTCAGGTCTTGCAGGAATACCGGCGGAAGCGAATAAATGCGCGCGACTTCCTCGATTAGAAACCGGCGAAAGTCGACCATTTGAAGCTTTGCCGGGTCGATTGCGAGTTGTTTGACTGTATGCCCACCAGGCAAGGCAAGCGCCAGCTTGCCCGATTGGAATGCCTCGGCCGTCGCGTTCGCGAGGTTCTCCTCGGCCGAACGTATGCCTTGCGCCGACTGAAACGGCCCTTCGATGAAAAAAGCCGGCATGCCGCCATTTTTGAAAAGTTTCGAGCCGTAAAGTTGCGCCGATATAGCCGTCGCAATTGCATTCGCGCACGACAGGAACGGCGAGTAATGCCCGAGGCCGTCTTCGGTGCCCATAAACGCTATGTCGATAACGTCGGCCGCGTCGTAAGTTATAACGCCGGTTTCGGTCTGCTGATAAACGTACTTTTTCACGCCGCCGACGCGCTGCACTTTCATGCGGTCATAATGCATCGGGTGAAGGTTTACAGGGTTTCCGCGCTGGTCGCGCTCAATCCAGGCGAAGCAACGCCCGCGACTAAACAGGCGATCAAAGCACCATCGGCGCAACTGGTGCGCCGACATTTCGTCATTAGCCGCGTAATTCATCAGCGCATGAACCGCGCCGCCGATTTTTTCCGGGTCGCCGTTCGTCTTCTTTTGATAGGCTGGCAACGGCAGGCCGGCGAGCGTGCCCGACAGGAAATTGACGGCGTTCCAGACGGCCGGAACCTGCAACGCTTTTTCGACGGTTATTCGAACTTCGCCGTTCGAATTGATTCCGAAAATCTGCAAAAGGCTTTCCGAATTGATTTCAACGCCGTTCGTTTCAATTGACGTTGCGCCGCGGGATTGGCGAGCCGGCAAGAGTGAGCGCGCGCGGGAAAGCAAAGAATCGGCCATGCGTTAAACTTTCTGCAGCGTATAAGAGGGATCTTCCCAAGGCGACGCCGGCAACGTCCAATTATCTATGCCTTTCGCCGCGCCGACAGCCATAGCCGCCGCGACCAGGCCGTCGATTCGGCCCGTTGCGCGCCGCTTGTCGAAAATCCAATCGTCGGTGCCGGCCGGGTTGTCGCGCACAACGGCGCTAGAAACGTTCCAGCGCAAAGCGGCATTAATCGCGATCCGCGCGCGCGTTTCGATTATCGCGTTTTCGAATTCCTGACAGCTTGAAGGCATCCACAACGGGTTTTCGATTTTCTGGTTTGGTAAGTTCGGGTGCGGAATAGTCCCGCGCCGGAAGCCTTGCGGGTGTTCTATCATGGGCCCGACGACGCCCATGTCGGCGAGCATGTCGGCTAGTTCTTTATGTCGATAATTATCGTATGCAATCGCGACGACGTTAAAGTCGTCGAGCGCGCGCCCTATAGTCTGGCCAATTGGTGCGAGCCGCACGACCTTGCCCGGCGTTAGGTCTATATCGCCGTTTTTTGCCCAAATATCATAGCGAACTTTATCGCCGTCGACGGCCTCGGCGAGCCCTTCCTCGGGTCGCCAATACTTAACCAGCAAATCAAAACCGTCGCCGCCGTCTTCATCTGGAAAGCATAGCGCAAGCGCCGACATGTCCGTCGTAAACGACAAGTCGAGCCCGATATAGCAACGCCGGCCCTTCATGCTTTCCCATGTCAGCGCCGGGCGCTCGCACGCTTCCCAGGTTTCGCGAGTTACCCAGGCGTCGGCGGCGTCGGTCCACATGCAAAAGTTAAGTCGCAAAACGCCGTTTTGTTTGGCCGGGATCGCGCGCGCCATCGAAACGCGCTTCGATAAATAGTCTTCTTTAATCGTAATCCCGAGTAGCGGATTAGCCTTTTTCCAGACGGTCGAATCCTTTAGCGGGTCGTCGCCCTCATCCATCGCGCAAATATAAGCGAACGTCTGGTCGGCGGCGTCTTGGTCGGCTTCGTCTAGCGTGCCCGTAACAACTTTTACGCAAAAGTCATGCATGACGCCGCACGGGCTCGATTTATCGGCGCCGCTATTCGTGATGATGAAAAGAATCGGGTTTGGCCGCTTTTTAAAGCCGGCTTCGAGCATTTCCAGCAGGTCGGCCGTTTTGTGTTCGTGGTATTCGTCGACGACACAACAATT